TCACTCGTTAAATGTCATATGGCAGCAAACTATCTTACACAAGGTAAGAATGTTGTTTATATCACTATGGAAATGGCTGAAGAACGTATCTCAGAACGTATCGATGCTAACCTGATGGATGTAACTCTTGACGATCTCAAGCTAATGCCACGAGATGTTTATCAAAAGCGTATTGATCGTATTACATCTAAATCGCCGGGCAAGCTTATCGTTAAAGAATATCCAACAGGCTCGGCCCATGCCGGACACTTCAGACATCTACTCAATGAACTTAAGATGAAACGAGGATTTGTTCCTGACGTTGTCTTTATCGATTACCTTAACATTTGTGCTTCGGCTCGCGTTAAAGGTGCTGCTGCCGCCAATAGTTACACACTAGTAAAATCAATTGCGGAGGAAATACGTGGACTTGCAATGGAATTTAATTGTGCCATTGTTACTAGCTCTCAATTTAATCGCGATGGTTACGGTAACTCCGATGTGGATCTTACCAATACATCTGAGTCTATGGGGATTACTCATACTGCTGACTGTATACTTGGACTTATATCATCCGAAGAACTAGACAACCTTGGCCAACTCATGATCAAGCAGCTTAAGAATCGCTGGGGTGATCTAAGTTACTACCGTAGATTTGTCGTCGGTATTGATCGTGCTAAGATGCAGATCTATGATCTAGAACCTGGCGCTCAACAACAGGTAAGTAGAGACACAGCTCAAGTTGCCAACTCATCACCAAGAAGCGTGCTTGATCTGAAACCAGATGATGATATGCCAGTATTCGATAAAGGTAAGAAGAAACTATTTGCAGCAGGAGATTTCACATGAGTTATATTGTAAAGCAACATGTACAGAAAGCGTATAGAATCTACGACACAACAACAGATGAGTACATCAACTTAGATCTGTCTCGTAGTAGTGCAAATCAAATTGCAAGAAAACTCAATCTAGGCTCAGGCTTTGAGGGATTAATTCCAGACTTCTTTAATAAGGAATACATCGTTCCTTATAAATAACAATAAAACAAATATTGGAAAAAAACAATGAAATCCTTTAAGAGTTTTATTGGTGAAGAGCTGGAGCTATTGCTTATGTCTGCAAGATCTGATAAATACGAAGCCGACGTAGCAGACTATCTAAATGGCATGAACGGTGTCACGGCATCTCGTCCCAAAGTTAGCACCAAATATGCCGACGTAAAAACAGAGTTCAATCGTAAGAAAACATGGATTGAAGTCAAGATGAACCACACAGACAATCTTGGCAACACTCGTGTTTCTTATATTAATGGCAAGTGGACTGCTGCAACACCTCTTGATCCTGTTAAACAGTTTGCGATCGAGTATCTTTCTAAAGATCGCCAAACACAACAATTCCTTAAAGACGTAGCAGTATTTGCCGGTATTAAGAACTGGAAAGATATGACTGTTCCTTCTACTCAAGGTCCTTTGAAAAATAAGAATGCTGTTTCATATGAAAAGATGAAAGAGTATATGAGTAAAAGAACACAGTATATTCTAGACGTTAAGAATGTAGATCTAGGTGAGCTTGTTACTCGTCACTATTTAGAAGGTAAAGCAGAGCCTGCACACTATATGCAAGCGGGTGACGACTTCTATATGATAGGTAATAAGAATCCTCTCGGCCTACCAGTTGATATTCCAGAACTAGGTAGAAAAGGCCAATGTATGGGTTCATTTAGAATGCGTATTGGTATTCGTGGCAGTAAACCTTATTACGAGATACAGCCTGAAATCAAAATTAATAATATGCCAACATCGGCGTACTCAATCAAACCAGGAACTCGTAAGAAGAATCCATTCGCGGTGTAATATGCTTAGATTTAAACAATATCTTTCAGAATCAAAAAACGTACACATGGAACACCTCGAAGATTCTATCTTGAATCTTGGTGTTGATGGTACTCGTACAGCTATTAACTTTCTAAGAGCATTGAGAGATATGCTCGATGGTGCATCAGCAAAGGCTGTTAATGTAACAGTAAAGTGGGACGGTGCTCCTGCTGTGTTTGCTGGTAAAGATCCATCAGACGGTAAATTCTTCGTTGCGAAGAAAGGTATTTTCAATAAGAATCCAAAGGTCTATAAGACCAATGATGATATTGACGCCGACACTAAAGGCGATTTGAATGCAAAATTGAAGCTTGCCCTAGCTGAGCTGCCTAAGCTTGGTATCGAGGGCGTTGTACAAGGTGACTTTCTATATGATAAGGCTGATCTCAAAATGGTGGACTTTGACGGTGAACCGCATGTTACTTTCCATCCTAATACGATTGTATACGCGGTACCTGCAGCATCAAAGCTCGGTAAGGAAATTCTCGGGTCCAAGATCGGAGTGGTCTGGCATACTACATACCGAGGATCAAGCTTTGAAGAAATGTCTGCAAGTTTTGGAGAGGAGATTGCTTCTAATCTTAAAAGCACAAAATCGGTCTGGTCAGTAGATGCAGTCTATAAAGATGTTTCCGGTACTGCAACATTTACCAAGAAAGAAAGCGCAGAAGTAACTAAACTGCTGTCTGCTGCTGGTAAGAAATTCAATACAATTAAAGCACCAACACTTAATGGTATCGCAAAGAATGAGGATACCTTAATTAAAATCAAAACCTTTGTCAATAGTAAAGTAAGAGCCGGTGAAAGAATTCGAGATCCAAAAAGATTTGCTAAAGATCTCATTCAATACATCGATGACTATTACGAGAAGCAGGCCGCAGGTCGTAAGACTGAAAAAGGTAAAGCTGGACAAAGAGCAAAGAAAGATGCAACACTAGAGTACTTTAAACGAACACCGGAGTCTCAGATTGTTGCTGTATTCGAATTATATAATCTACTTATCGACGCTAAACATTTAATCATTCGTAAACTAGATAAAGCAAAGCGTATCGGTACATTCTTGAAAACTGCTGATGGCTATGAAGTAACAGAGCAAGAAGGCTTTGTTGCAATCGATCATACTGGTAAAAACTCTGTTAAGCTTGTTGATCGTCTTGAGTTTAGTAATGCTAACTTCTCAGACAAATATATTAAAGGGTGGGAAAAATAATGGCATGGGTTGACGTACCAGGATCACCAACAATTTTAGTTAGTGGAACACCAACTGCAATTTGGCAATACGATAATGCTCCTACATTGGGAACATTAGCAGCAGGCGCAAAAGTTCACCCGAATGACCAATATTATCGTGAAGCTAATGGCACTGTAACAAACGGGATTAGATCCTTTACACCAACAGGTGGTACTACACAAGAAACATATGTAAAATGTAGAAGGGTTCAACCAACTGGAAAAATTTATCCAGATTCTAATACAAATGGACCTTGGAGTGAATTAAGCAAAAACTACTATGACGGGAAAATCTAATGGCTATTTGGAACAAATTAACACGAGCATTTATATCATAGGATGGCAGAAATGAGTGCAATAGAAGAATTCAAAAGATTGTTAGAAGAAGCGCAAGAGTCTTCTCATAAACTAGTAGAACAGACACCGGTTCCTATCGTTGAAGAAGAAAATATTGTGCAAAAGACGGCTCGTCTTATTAGAACTAAAAATGATAATACTCCATCAGCCCCACAAGACATAGAAGCGCAAAGATGGAATGATCCTTTAAGAAATACAGACTTTGTTACGCAAAAGCAAATGGCAGATCATTATGGCCAGTTTTTGCAACGTATTCAGCAACAAATGTCAACTATGTCTGGCGGCGGTGAAGTCAAACTGCGCATGTTAGATGATGTTGATAGATCATCTATTTCAGACGGAAAGTTTTTGAAATTTGACAGTACATCTAACAAGTTTAATTTTGCAAACGTGAACGCAAATTCTTTAATCACAAATACTACATATGTCACAACAGCCGAATATACAGTTCAAGAAGATGATTATTATATTGGTGTTGATTATGCGGCACCTACAACTATTATTCTACCAGTATCCGACATAGATGGTAGGCATCTAGTTATTAAAGATGAAGATGGCGATGCCGCAACAAACCCAATTACCATATCAGGTACAATAGATAACGATGCTGGAGGAGCAACATTGCAAATCAACAACGGCTCGCTCTCATTAATTTATAGAAACGGATGGAGAATAATATGAGCTATTTATTTAATAATACAGTTCAAGGTGGAACAACTAACCCATTCGGTAAAGAAGTTCTTTTAGTCGATGACGATACTGTACAGCATACTTCTAAAAATAGACGAAAGGTATCTACATACGAGGTTACCGACTTTGCTACATTCCCATTCAGCAAGAATGAAAATGACTTTGATGAACTAGTCGTAAGTGGTGCTACAGGTACTCATGACCCATATCTCGGTATGGTAGAATTGGAAGTATCTAATACTGCTGGTAGTTCTATTATTCGTCAAACTAAACGAGTACAGAGATACTTACCAGGTCGTGCAAACGAAGCAACAATGGCGATGATAATGAGTGGTGCTACAGGTACACGCCGTAGAGTAGGTGTATTTGATGATAATAATGGCGCATACTTTGAACATGATGGTACAGACTATTACTGTGTTATTCGTCGAGATACTTCGGCCGGTGTCGTAGAAGAGCGTGTAGCAAGAGCAAACTGGTCTGTAGATAAAATGGACGGTACTGGACCTAGTGGTATTACTATTGACTTTGATATGATACAAGTTCTTGTTATTGAATATGAGTGGTATGGTGCTGGTCAAGTAGAATGGAAGTTTGTTATCGGCAATAACGCATATTCTATTCACCAACAAGACCACGCAAATATACACGATCATACGTGGGCGGCAAAAGCGTCATTGCCTATTCGCTATGAATATACTAATGTTACTGGTGCGACAACACACCCTTCGATGTATCATGGTTCTCATTCATTTCTAACAGAAGGTACAACTACCCTACTAGGTAAGCAGGCAAGTATATCATTACCAACAACGGGGTACTCCGCCACAACAGCAAATACTTTTTATCCATTAGTTGCTATTCGATTGAAAAGTACTGCATTAAGTTCTGTTGTACTACCCGATGAATATTCCGCTGGTTGTTTAGATAAAACCGATCTTTTTGTACAGGTTATATCCGATGCAACAGTAACTGGCGGTACTTGGGTGAGTGCGGGTGCGGAATCACCTATTGAATACAACTTAACCGCAACTTCATTTTCTTCCCCTCAGGTAGAGAGTACCAAGTATATATCAGAAAAAACAATGGGCGCTTCATTAGTATTTCCAGAAAGGGCAATTACTCAGATAGGTAGAAAGACAACTACAACTCTCGGTGATACATCTCAGACGTTTTTGATTGCAGGTGCGGCAACTGATGATGCCAAGGATATATGGGCGTCATTAGGTTGGATTGAAGTCCGATAAACTGTCAAAATGTCACAGTTGACACTAGTGAATACCGGCTATACCAAATTGGTAACCCTTGTTTACCTATTTCCCTAATAAATATATTTGTAAAAAGGATTAAACCTAGGCATACGGTCTAGGATCGG